GATGGTGCATTACCTGTTGCAGCGTTTGTTATATCTAATTGGTTTACTGCAGATGAAGTTGTTTGAAATACTATTTGTTCGTTTCCATTCTCATCATTAATTCCATGAGCATCATCAAAAGCTATATTAAATGAATTAGTATCTAGGTCCCCACCTAATTGTGGTGATGTATCATCTACGAGATCACTTGATAAAGATACAGACGCTATGTTTGGGTTTGTACTATCATCAGCTTTTGCATAAGCTATTACTGTTTTACCATTTAAAACATTAACACTACTTCCTGATCCAGAAGCATATTTAAATGTAATTGTTTGAGAACCTGTTGTTGAATTTTTTAAAATATAAAAATTTTGCACATCAAGAGGAATA